ACGGCGAGCCGTGGTCCGTCATCGTCGAGGGAGCCGAGTAATGATCCGCCTCATCCTCGGCCTTCTGATCGCGGGCGGCGCCGTTGACGCCGATCCGCACACCCCGATCGGCACGGTGCTGGCCGTCGCGCTGATCGGGCTGATCGTCGCAGCGACCGGCGTGCGCGCCATGCTGCGACGCCCCTGACCAGGACTCGGCCGTGAGCGGGCATCCGCTCACGGACGCGGCTTGCGTCGACACTCTGATGGAGTCCAGTACTATGACGTTCACGCTCCCCCGGCGCGTCATTCGCGCCATGCTCACCGTCGCGCCGACGACGGACGTCCGCTATTACCTGAACGGCATGCACCTGCGCGGTGACGCGCGCGGCATCATCGCCGAGGCGACCGACGGGCACGTCATGCTGCGCGCCCGCGTCGACGCGACGCCGCAAGCGCCCGCATGGTCTCTGATCCTGCCCCGCGCGGCCATCGAGCCGCTCGCGGGCAAAGGCAAGCGTACGCTGGACGAAGTGGTCACGGTCGACGCCTCGGACCCCGGCGCCGTCATCATCCGCGAGCCGGACGGGACCGTGCGGACGGTCCAGTCGGTCGACGGCACCTATCCGGACACCGACCGCGTCACGCCCGTCGGCTCGGCACGCCCGCCGATCGAGCCGGCGCAGTACAACCCGGCGCTCCTGTCGCGCGTCCACGCGGCCCTGCAGCTGCTCGGCGCGGCCGAGACGGACGTCCAGATTCGCCAGCACGGCGACAAGCCGTCGCTGGTCACCGCGTCCGGCCTGCCCGAGGTGCTTGCGGTCATCATGCCGTGGCGCCAGGAGGAGGCGACGGCGCCGGGCTGGTCGCTGCTGACCGCAGACGGGGGCGCGCGATGACTACCATTGACGCACGCACGCTGGCGACCGCGCTCGCGGTCTTGGAGTGGACCAAGACCATTGCCCCCAGCGCACCCAATCAGCCCCCGATGGATTACGTCGCAATTCTCGATGCGCGGGTCAAACTCGCGGCCGCGCTGAAAGCGATCCAGTTCGAGGTGAAAAAATGAACGACTACCCACCAGAATATGACCGCGACGAACGCGACAATAGCGTGGTCGAAGCTGCGTTTGCCGACTATGCCGGCCCCGGCGACCTATACCGCGCTACATACAAGTACACCCCTTGCGGCCCGAGCGTCGGCGTGTGCATTCAATACGTCGAAGTAATCGAGCCGGACGGGTTCACCGAATATCCCTCTGAAGTCGAGCGCAGTAAATGGATCTATTGCGACGACCTCTATCAACTCGGAAAATGGGCCGACATGGCAAGCCGGGGCGAATTGATCACCGCGCTGTGCGTGTCGTCAATTGTCGAGGGTATGGAGCAAACGACCGGCACCATTGAAGTGTCGTGTGACCCTGATCATCTTGCGCTGCAAGCCACGCCCGAAGAAGGCGACGACCTGCACAAAACCCTTGAACGGTTGTTTTCCCGTGCGGTCGATTTGACCGACGCCGAAGCCAATGAAATATGGGACGCCACGCACGGGTGCGAGACGTGCGCCGCGCATTGGCGCGATGAGGGTATCGCCGAAGGGATGTATGGCCCGATGGAGGGCTGCGACGGTGCAACCTATGTCTGGAAGGATTGCCCGGACTGCGAAGGGCACGGGGTGGTAATATGATCACGGCCGCGCTGCTGGCGTTGCTGGCCGCGCTGATCGCTGTCATACTGCGCCTGTAGTCGCTGTCTCTCCTCCTCCGGTTCGGCCCGCCTCTCGGCGGGTCTTTTTTCACCCCGCCAGCCGTTAGCTCGGCTGGCCCGACGGCCCCTCTCGGGGCCGTCTCTCATTACACGACCCGCAGTCCCGGCCCGGCCTTCGCCCGTTCGCACAAGCGCCGCACTTCGGACCGATTCTCGCCGAGCCGCTCCCAGACGTCCGGCGCGCACATGACGTGAGTCTTGGTCCCGTGCTCGACCGTCTTGACTCGGCCGATATCGAGCCAGCCGGCGTCCCTGAACGCGCGGAATAGCGCCCAGACTGTGCAACGCTGACCGGACGGCATGTGACCCGCCAGACGGTCGCAGAGCTGCGGCCATGGCCCCTGAACGGCGCCCGCTGCGAACTCCCCCCGACGCTCGGTCATCATCTCGATCAAGGTCGACTCGACCGGCGACAGGCCCGCCTGCGTCATGATCGCTTTCGCCTCGGTCGTCATCGGCGCCGCGCCAGGATTGAAGCGACTCACGTCCCGCGCGCGCAGCCAGCCCGTGACCGCGTCGAACCCGCCCAAATCCCGGTACCACTCCCAAAGCCGACCCGCGTCGGCGTCGGCCATGCGCTCGGCGTCCGACCAGACCACAAACCAGCGTCGGTCGTCCGCCGTGAGCACGATCGGGACGCGCTCATTCGAGAATGCCACGACCGCCAATCGGTTCAAAATGTTGACCGGGTGCAGCCCTTTCCGATTGACGGACAGAGTCTCGGGCGGCGCCGCCAGCATCGGCTTAAGCCTGTTCTCCAGCGCCCGGCGGTCGGCCGCCTCGACCTGCCGCAGCTCATTGATGACCATCACCTCGGACATCAAAGCGTAGCCCCACTGCGACGTCAGATCTTCGTTCTTGACCGTCGCAATGTTGGCCTTCCCAGTGCCGCCGATCGCGTACAAAAAAGGCGCCCAGAGAGTGTCCTTGCCCGACCCGGGAATGCCGCCATGCAGCACGCCGTGATTGATCTTGACCGCCGGATGCTGGACCTTGTAGGCCATCCAATCGAGGACGTGCTCGCGCTCGACCGGGTCCGGCAGCATCCGCTCGGCGTGCGCGAGCCAGGCCGAGACGTCACCGCGCGATCCGGCCGGCCGCGCGTCGCGCCAGAGATTGGCGAAGACGTCACCGTCGCGCGCCACCAGCACGCCGTCGCCCGCCGCGTAGGTCACGCCCTGAAGCACCCTAGCGCCCATGGCCTGTCGGTTTTCATCAAAGCTGATCGACGCCTCGACCCGGCGCGGCTTGCCGTTCGCGCCAGCGTGGATCGACTTGCAATCGACGTGCCGGAAGATCGCGTTGAAGTTCTGCCGGCTGTATTCCTTCCGCTCGACCAAGTCGAAATAGCCGTCATCGGCGTGGAGGTACGCGAACCGTTCGTACCAACCGGCCTTCTCGACCCGACCGGCCTCGCGCCGGTCGACCTCGGCGACGACGACCGCCGCCGCGTCGGGGTACGCATCAGTCGGCGCCACTCGCGCGAGCGCGCCCGCCATCTGCGCCTGCACAAGCTCATCCCGCAGCCCGTAGCCGACCTTCGGCCCGCCCTGCTCGGCGACCCACTCCAGAAACCGGACGCTGGTCCACGCGCTGCAATGGCCATGCAGGCACTTGTAGGCGCGCGACGCCGGGAAGTAGCGGCCTTCCGGGTCATCGTTGCTGTGCTCGTCCGCGTTCGGGCAGACGACACCCGCCCAACCGGCGCTGTTCGGCCGCTCCAGCACCCAGCCCTTGTCGGCGAGCCAAGCGAGCACCTCGTCGTCGGCGCCGTCGTCGACGATCACGCTCGACAGGTCCGCGGACGCCTCGCCCGGCGTCACGCCGAGCGCGTCACAGATCTCGGGAAGCGAGTACTCGCGCTCTGGATGAAACTCGATCAAGCGCGACTCAAACCCACCCCGGCCCGGCTTCAGGTTGACGCTGCCCGGCAGTCGAAAGTTCCGGACCGCGTTGGTCGCGCCCTCGTCGGTCCAGCCGGCCGCCGCCATCGCAGCGACCGCCGCCGCGAACGCGGCTTTTGTGGGCTGGGCGTCGAAGCGGAAAGCGTAGCCCCATTGTTCGTTACCCGGCGACGTCTCCATGCGCCAGGTCGGCGCGAGCGGTGGCTGTTTCGTGACCTTCGTGCCGATGTCGTCCAGCATCAGCACCAAGACGTGCTCGATGTGGTCGCGCGAGAAGCTGAACCGGTCCGCGAGCCGCTCCTCGATGAAGCTGCCGGTGTTGCCGTACCACGCGCCGCCCGGTCGGTAGTCGTCCGGCCGCGTCGCGACGTAGGCGCGCCCACGCTGGCGCACCAGCAGCGCCGTCTCGCCCTCGGCCGCAAGGCCGGCCAGCCATGTAATGAAGTCTGTCATGGTTCACTTCCCGTAACGGGTCATTATTTCCGGCTTTGCTGCCAACGGCAGCCCCTCTGCCCACGCGGGCGGTGTCGTCATCACCTGCTCGATCATCGTCGCAACCTCCTCGGGTCGGTCTGTCTCGATTACAATCTCGTCGTGGACGTGCAGCACCACGTCGTCCAACTGTCGCAGCGCATGGCGCAGAATGTCGTGCGCGGCCGCCTGCGTCAGATTCTCGTCGGCGAGGCCGCGCCACAGGCGCGCCCTCGGCCACTCGGTCGCGGTCGCGGCCGGCTTCCAAGCCGCCTTCGCGTAGGTGATCTCGTCGCCCTCGATGCGGGCATACGGGTAGCACAAGATCCGGCCCGACGGCAGCGCGTACCACAGATGCTGGCCGTCGAACATATAGGTCGCCCGGCCGGCCTCGAACGCCGCGCCCTTATGCCGCATCGCGGACCAGTAAGCCCGTTCGATGTCGCTCCAGAACGCCGGCGCCCAGGGGTTCGCGCGACGCCAGGCGTCGACGATCCGCTGCGCCTCCCCGATCCGCACGCCGTAGCCGCGACCCATTGCCTCGAACGCCCCGACGCCGCCCCCGAACCCGAGCGCCAGTTCCTGCACCTTGCCGACCTGCCGCTGGTCGTCGGTGACGTCGTCGTAGGCGACGCCGTAGGTGGCGGCCGCGTTGACCTTGTAGGGGTCAAGCTTGCGCCTGAACACGTCAAGCTTCGCCTCGCCGGCGACCGACTTCGCGAGCCACGGATTGACCCGGCCCTCGATCGCGGACCAGTCGGCGACCACGAACGACTTGCCCGGATCGGGCAGCAGCGCCGGCCGGAGCATGAGCTTAAGCACGTCAGTGACGCGCTTGCCGTGCGTCGGCGTGAGCGGCGCCCGCGCCATCATGGCGGCCCGCACAGTCAGTGGATCACGGGCGGCTTTTCGAGGTATGTTGTGGACCTGCGCGCCGTAGCTGCTTGCGCGGCCTGTTGCTGCTCCACCAGCAAAGACAAAAGCTCCTCTAACTCTCTGGTCCTCCTGATCAGCCAAGGCAGCGAGCTTTGCGAACTTCGCAGTCGAAGAAGCCCAGAGGTCGTCAGTCGCTTGGATGACCTCGGCAACAGTGGGCGGAACCTCATCATCGTCTCCGAACGCGAGCAGGTTCGCTCGCACTGATTTGTCCAGCGAATCGCGGTCCTTGCTGACCGCCATCTTGCGCGCCCTCGGCCCGAGCCGCGCCAGCACCCACTCCCGCAGCGCCGGCGAGCGCACCGTCCGCACGGCCCCGTCGGTCAGCTCGCGCACGCGCGCGGTGATGTCGATCTGCTCCTGCGCCGCGTAGGCCAGCGCCGCGTGGCAAAGCTCGACGTCCACCCGCACGCCGCGATCGTTGATGCGCTCGTTGACATGGTAGTCCGCAAGCTCGTCCGCTGACAACGGCCGCAGACCCTTGCTGATCGCCCGCATCGCGCGAACGTCCTGCGCGCAGTACTCGAACAAGTCTTGCAAGTCCTGCTCGGTGTGCTTGAAGGGCGGCACGCAGCACTTGCGGACCAGCGCGGCCCCACGGTGGTCCTTCTTCATGCTGGCGCCCGCGAACCGCCCGACGTCCTCCAGCGACCCCGGCGCGCAGTTGGCGCGCGCCTGTGCTGCGGTGCAGTAGAACTGTTCAAGCGCCGGCTCGGGCGCGTCGTAGTCAGGGCACACGACGTACCAGAAGATCAGTCTTTCAAACGCGGCATTGTGGGCGAAGATCTGATGGCCGCGCACGATCGCGTTATGCACGTCTTGCGGGAACGGCTGGTCGGGCGTCCAGACCTGCACGTCACCGTCGTCGACCGCCCAGGCCATGCAGAGCACCCGCGTCGACGGGTCTTGAGCGTATGTATAAGCGCCGCGCGCGACCAGGTCGCAGTCGGAGCGCGTCTCGAAATCGATCCAAAGCATCTGCTCCTCCAGATGACAACGGGGGCCGAAGCCCCCGTCGTCGCACTACTCTCGATCAGGCCGTGCGGCGCTGCCGACGACGCGGCTCCTCGGTCGCGGGGGCGTCCAGCTTCTGGACGTCCTGCTCGCCGTCCATCGTCAGCCAGTCGACGATCTCGAACACGGGCGTGAAGACCCGGCCGTAGCTCTTGTGCTGGTAGTGGTCTTTCTTCAACTCCACCACAGCCACCGGCTTCGACTGGTCCTTCATCACCTGCGCCGCGATCGCGGTGCCGAGCGTCTGCACCGCGCGCTTGCCGCCGACGCTGGTCGCGCTAAACCGCGCTTCCATGCCGGCGTCTTCGCCATCGAGCGCCTTCAGGCAGAAGCCGAACTGCTGCTCCCAGCCCCGCTCCGCGCCTGCGGGCGGTACGCCGACCTCGGGCAGCGGCTCCGTCAGCGGCGCCATGTGCTCGGCCAGCACCTCGCCCTTGCCCCACGCGATGAAGCCGTGGACGAACGAGAACGGGTTCACCGCCCAGCGCGTGCCCTCCTCAACCGAGGTCTGGTCAGCGCCGAACACCCAATGCCCGGTCTTGTCCATTTTGAGGATCACCATCGTCGAGGGCGCCGCCTGCTCCAACTTCTTGAGGGACTCGGCTACGGCGGTGACGGGAAGGTTGGCACCAGAGAATATTGCTACATTTGACATGACATTACCTTTCACGAGATTTTGGAAAGGGCAGCAGTCATCTGCTGCCCGAGAAGCACCTTCGCGGGCCGGGGATCGCTCTCCGGTGCGATGGTGTCGCCGGAACTGACGGCGGTGATGACGTCGGTCGGCAGAGCGATCTTGTGCTTTTTGAGCAACTTCTCCATCTGCGCGACCGACTTCAACTCCATCAGTTCAGACTCGGGGGCGCCGGCGGCCATGAGCGCCGCCCAGGCATCGGCTTCGTTCGTCCACTTCCGCGTCGCGCGCTTGGGCACCAGCTTCCAGCCCGGCACCGGCAGACCGGCCTCAAGCTTCTGCTGCACCAGCCCACGCGCGGCCGCGATGAACGCCTCCAGCATATCAGCAAGTTCCAGGGACCGCGCGAGGTCGGCATCGGACAGTTCCTGAAGCTTCTGCCGCACCAGCCGCTCGACCGCGCCGGTCTGCTGCGGGCAGATCGCCTTGGCAGGACAGAACCGGCAGTGCGAGCCGACCGCAAGCGGCGGGCTGTCAAGCTCGGCGCGCCGCAGCGCGTTCCGGAGGTCAGCCTCGAAGTCGAGCAGACGCTTGATGTCGGTGACCCACCGGCGCACCTCGAACGGCTGCACGATGATGAGTTCGACGAAGAGCGCACCCTCGAACGCCCAGTGGTTGGACCGCAGCGCGGCGAGCGCGTAAAACATCAGTTGCGGGTTGTCCTTGGCGTCGACCATGACGCCGTCGCCGAACTTCCAGTCCAGCACGATGACGGTGTCACCCAGCCGCCCGATGAAGTCGACCGTGCCGAACGCGCCCGGCACCTCGTCCCAGCGCACCCGCGCCTCGACGTCGAACTCAAGGACGTGGCCCGGCTCCTCGGTTTCCAGCGAGTCGACGAACTTGACCGCAAAGTCGAGCTTGGCGCGCTCGACGTCGTCGAACTGGCCGAGGTCCGGCGTGTGCTCGCCGGTCAGGGTGTCGGCAATCGCCTCGTGCAAGGCCGTGCCAGCCGCCATGTAGGCGTTCTCGACCTGCGGCGGGGCGCGCCGCACGAGCTGCACGCTGCCAGGGCAGGCGATCACGCGGCCGGCGGTCGAGCCGCCGACGATGGATGAATGCTCACTCATGGTCGTCTCCTTCGGAAATGTCGACGGTTCGCATCTCACGCCATTTCTTGAAGTTGATCCGCATCGCTCGGCGCTGTTCAGGCGCCCAGCCGGCCACCGTCAGAGGGCTGTTGTTGTGCATGATGTCGAGCAGGCGCTTTCTGAACTGTGGCGGGTCGACGTCCAGCCACTCAAGGTAGGCATCGACTCCCGGCACGTCTTCGTCAAACAGAAAACGCGCCGCAGTGAACGCTTCCGTGGACATGCCCAAGGTCTTGGGGCTGACGCGCTCGCCCGGCGTGCGTCGGCCCGGCTGCCACCCTTGGATGGCAAGGTCTCGCAAGGCGCTCGCGACCACTGCGTGCAACAGCCGGCGCGCCGCATCCGTCTGCTGTGCTTCGTCGAAAAACTCCACTGGACTCTCCTGTAGTTGACTGTGGAGCCGCGATCCTATACGATGGTTTCAAACTTTGCAAGCCCCAAACTTTGAAACCTTTGGGAGATGAAAAATTTTGGAGAAAGACATTGAGGCCTATCTGGTCAAGCGGGTGCGGGCGATCGGCGGGCACGCCTACAAGTTCGTCAGCCCCTCGAACAGGGGGGTGGCCGACCGGCTGATCGTGCTGCCAGGCGGCGTGGTGTGGTTCGTTGAGGTCAAGGCCGAGGGCGGGCGCCTGTCGCCGCTCCAGACGCTCTTCATCGAGCAGATGAAACGGCTGGAACAGAACGTCATTGTGCTGTGGAGCAAGGAGGATGTCGATGCTTTCATTGCGACCGTATCAAGAGGAAGCTGCTGACTTCTTGTACGCGAACGACCGCGCCATGATGCTGGCGCCGGTCGGAGCCGGAAAGACCGCGACCACGCTCACGGCGATGGCCGACATGCTGGAGGTCGGGCACGCCCGCCGCTTCCTCGTGCTCGCGCCCAAGCGAGTCGCCGAGCACGTCTGGCCGGTCGAGGCGCGGAAGTGGGCGCCCGCGCTACAGGTAGCGGTCGCGGTCGGCTCGCCGGCGCAGCGACAGAAAGCGCTCGCCTCGGGCGCGCCTGTGATCGTGACTAATTACGACAATCTTCAATGGCTCTCGGAGCAGCAGCTCGACTTCGATGCGGTCGTGTTCGACGAACTGACCCGGCTCAAGAACCCGTCCGGCAAACGCTTCAAAGCGTTCGCCAAGGTCGTCGACCCGATCAGGATCCGCTGGGGGCTGACCGGCTCGTTTACCTCGAACGGCCTCGAAGACGTCTTCGGCCAGTGCAAGATCGTCGACCAGCAGATGCTCGGGCGCAGCAAAGGCGCATTCCTTCAGCAGTACTTCCACTGCATCAACCGCGAGTACGGCCAGTGGACGCCTCTACCTGGTTCGCTGGAGCGCGTCATGGCGCGGATCAAGCCGTGGACCTACGTTCTTGAGCCGGTCGACTACAAGGACAGTTTGCCGCCTCTCCACACGGTCGAGGTGCCGCTCGTCATGCCAATGCAGGTCTATCAGGACATGAAGCGGCACTTCGTCATCGAGACGCGCGACACGGTCATCAGCGCCGCCACCGCCGCAGCGGTGACGACCAAGCTCCAACAGATCGCGGCGGGGTTCGCGTACAGCAATTACGGCGACGTCCTGCCGATCTCGGATCACAAGCTCGACGCGCTCGAAAGCATCTTCACCGAGAACCAGAAGGCGCCCACGCTGGTCTGGTATCAGTTCAAGGCGCAGTTGGCGGCGCTGAAGGCACGCTTCCCGCGCTGCGAGGAGCTTGTCAACAGCGACACGATCGACCGCTGGAACGCCGGCCTGATCCCGATGCTGGCCGTCCATCCGCAGTCTGCCGGGCACGGCCTCAACCTGCAAGGGCAGTCCCGCATGGTGTGGCTGTCGCTGCCTTGGTCGCTTGAGCTGTACGAGCAGGCGATCGGCCGGCTGCACCGCAGCGGCCAGCGGTCGGACGTCTGGAACTATGTCCTGTTGACAGAGAAGACTGTAGATGAAACAATCTTTGCTGCGCTACAAACAAAGCGCAGCGTGTCTGACATTGCAATGGAGTGCTTGAAATGACGTTGACGGAGCAGTTGCGATTGGCGCAAGCGGAGTTGGTCATCCGGCAACGGGAGTTCAACACCGCCCAGCGCCACCTCAACCGGGTCTTGGCCCAGATCACCTTTTTGGAGAAACGAATTGAACTGGCGAGAGATGCAAAAGAAGTTGACCACCATGACGGAGAGTGAACTATGCGATTTGATCAACCGAGAACTGGCGGCGGTGGCGCCGCGCCCGACGATCGCGCTGCGGCTGCACCAGCGGCTCTGCATGGTCCGCGCGACCCGCGAGCGGCTGGAACTGATCCAGAAGCTGACCCGTACCGTTTAGCGGTGCAGACCGACGTCCAGCGCACTTGGCGCAAGCACGGCTGGACACCCCCCTCTGAACTGACGGAGTACCAAGAGAAATGGACAAAGTTCAAGTTGTCGACTATAGCCAGCTTCATCTCCAACTGAAGGCTGGCGTGGACGCCATCTGGCGCGCCATCCTCGAACAGCGGTTCAGCGACGCCCGCGCGATGTGCGACGAGATGGTCGTGCAGTCGCGCCTGCTGAAGGCGCAGATCGCCGTCCAGCACCCCAAGGAGACGGGACATGATCCGAGATGACATTATCCGCATGGCGCGGGAGGCTGGGCTTCTCGGTCTAGATGCTGAAGGCAGGCTGCAACGGTTCGCCGCCCTTGTCGCCGCAGCAGAACGGAAAGAATGCCTTGAAGCTATGGAGAAAACTAAATTTATTATGCTTTGGCAGCCTAGCTACGGAAATATTCGCCCAGACGATCTTGCTCAAATATATGAGGCTCCATATAGCCGATGCGTTATAGCAATCAGAGCAAGGGGTGAGAGATGACCAAAGACGACATCATCAAGATGGCGCGTGAAACGGGCATGGAGTTGTATGGTTTGGGCAGGGACCGGACCAATTTCCAGTTCATCTTGCAACGCTTCGCCGCCCTTGTCGCCGCTGCCGAGCAGGCAAAGAAGCCAGCCATTACCTTCGACGAGCTTGCCCAAAAACTGGTTTATCTGGGATTGGTGCAGGAGGACGCGATTGACGATCCCGAAGGCTACGACGACGGAGCGAGCATGCAGGCGATTGAAATGCTGCATAAGTTCATCACAACAGGCGAAGAATCATGAGCATTGAAGCAATGAAGATGGCGCTTGAGGCGTTGGAGCGAGGAAGGCCGCAAATTGTCGGGGTGCTGGTTCAGCAGGATCAGGACGCAGCCATCACCGCCCTCCGCACCGCCATCGCAGAGGCTGAAAAGCAGGAGCCGGTGGCGTACAAGCAGGTGCCGGTGGCGTGGCTTGACGAATACGGGAATGTTTTTCCTTTGGCGGCAAAACAATATTCAGTTGTTGGCAAACATTTGGAACCCCTCTTCACCACCCCACCCGCCGCACAGCGCCAATGGGTCGGGCTGACGGCAAAAGACTTGGCTGAAATACCGCCAAGCGCATACGAAGGTGCTATCTGGGCAGATGCAAAACTGAAGGAGAAGAATGAAACGCCTTGACAGCCCCTATTGCGCGTGCCCCAAGGGCAAGGGCAGCAAAGTCCTCGAATCGAGGATGGACACCCGCTACGGCTTCGCCTGGCGCCGGCGCGCCTGCCTCGGCTGCGGTGCGGACTTTGCGACCTACGAGTTGCCGGTCGACGCGCTCGACATCGACGCCTACACCCCGATCAACTCAAGAGGAAAAATTGACCGCTAAACTCACGGCGCGGATGCGCGCCTACGTTGACACGCTCGCCAACCTGATGGAGTCGCCCGTCAGCGCCCAAGACGTCAGCCATCTGACCGGCTGGCACCTTGAAACCGCACGGGCCTTCCTGAAGGAGATGCACCGCCGCAAGCTGGTCCACATTGCCCAATGGGACACCACCCACAATCGGCGCATCAAGCTGCCGATGTACATGCTCGGGGAGAGACAAGATGCCCAGAAACCCGGCCGCCTGCCAAGCGCCCTCACCACCAGACGATGGAAGGAGCGAAAGAAACTCCGGGAACAGTTCGACCCCTTCTTCGCTATCTGCCGCGTGGCCGTTCCCGGCGAAGCTGATCAAGTGCGAGCCGTTCCGCCCGTTGAGGGGGAAGGCAGCACGCGACGCACTGCGTGAGGAAGAAGGAGACCCGCCGTGGTGACCGACGACTGGACGCCAGAGGAGGAAGAAGCCTGGCAATCCCTCTGCCAGACCAAGGAGCAGACGCTACACCTCGCGCGGACGCTGCGCGTGGCCGAGATCTACGTCTGCTCCCTCTGCGGCGAGCCTCACATCAGGTCGCTGCCATCATCAGCGCCGACCGGGTGACCTCGTCAACGCGCCGCCTCCAGCCCCGGCCGAACGTCGGCCAGGTCTTGAGTTCCGCCAAGAACTCCAGCCGGCACGCGCCGTACAGCTTGATGACGTCCTCGATCTGATGGTCCTGCACGGCCCCGAGCGTCCGGGGGCCGAGCACACCGTCAGGCGTCGTGCCGACCGTCTCTTGCAGGAACTTGATCGCGCGCCCCGGACCCGAGTTCACCGCCGCATCGAACACGATGTAGTCGATGCCGACCGGCAGCGCGCCGCACTTGGCGCGGTCCCAGTACTTCTCGCGGTAGACCGGCGTGACCTGCTCGACCGTCAGCGCGCGGATGACGTCCACGCTGACCGGGTGCCCGACCCACCGCTCCCAAGTGTCCTTGGTGATGCCCAGGTTGGTGTGGCCGCCCGGGTCGTTGGGGTTGTTGACGTAGCCGCCCTCATGTTGCAGGACGTAGCGCAGACACTCGTCAAATCGCGTCATTTGACACGCTTGTCCCAGACCGACCAGCCCAGCCCGGCAAGCGTGGCGAGCGCGCCAATGATCCCGTCCAGCGTCTCGCCATCGACGCCCCAAGACACCGCAAAGCCGCCGCCGACGGCGGTCAGGACGTGGCGGACAACCGCCGCGAAGATCGTTGCGTTCATAATCACCTCACAGTTTGACGACCAAGCTGATCAACATCAGGATGATAGCGCCGGCGCTGCCGATCAGTATCTGCTCTAGTCGCTTGAGGCGGGCGTTGATTCCTTCATAGCGCACCGCGCAGACTTGTTCGTGACTCATGAGCTTGGCCTCCACTTCGCTGATGCTGCCCATCACAACCTCGGATCTCTGAATGACGACACCGGGACCGTGGGCGGCCAAGGGATCGTCGCCTCGACCGCCGGGCCAGACGGCGCTGGCGCACGGCGAGAAAATAGCCCACGCAGGGCGTTGAAACCTCGATAGAGTGGCAGCAGCGCCTCGGGGTAGACAGGCTGAAGCGCCTGCGCGCGCAACTGGTTCTGGTACTGCTCGCGCCGGTACGCCTCGGTCGCGGCGTCCTCGATCGCCTGCTGCTGGGCCTCTTCCATCGCGAACCGCCGCAGGTCGCGCTCGGCGATCATGTTGCGGGCCTGCTTCTCCAGATCCTGCGCTTGGAAGATCAGCGGGTAGAACCGCTCGTTGATGGCGCCCTCGCGCGCCTCGCGCTCCTCATAGGCCCGCTCGGCCGCCAGCCGCCGCTCGCCCTCCTGCCGCCACAGGTCGCGCTCCTCGTCGGCCTGCTGCTGCCCGACGCGCGCGATCAGGCGGGCGTCAGCCGCCATCGCCTGCGGGTCATTGACGGAGTACTCGTTGATGCGGTTGGCGCGCGCCTCCGGGGTGAAGTACTGCCAGAGGTCGCGGTCCTTCTGCGGCATGGACGGCGGCATGTCGGGCAGGTCGCCCATCTCGCGCACCCGCAGGCGCTCGTCGCGCTGCTGCTCCAGCATCGCGTTGTTGACGCGGGGCGCGGGCCTGTCGTCGGCGCGGGCGGTCGTGTAGGTCTGCACCTTGCCGGTCTTGGGGTCTTGCCAGCGGAAGGTCGTCTCGCCGCGCGCCCGCGCCGCCGCGAATGCTTGGTTGAAGGTGAGCGCGCCACGCTCGGCGAGGATGTTGGCAAGCGGGTCGGCCATGTCAGTCTTGGCTAAAGTTAACAAACGGAGCGACTGCGGACGGAGCGGTCACGGCAAACCCTCGGCCAACAGCGCCGCTGAACATTGTACGTCGCTCTTTCCGCGCAAGCGCAGAATTGATTGCGTCCAACGCCGCGTCGGGCTTCTGATACATCAGCACCGCAAGCTCGTTGGCGGCGCGATCGTTTACCCGCTGGCGCAGGTTCTGGCTGATGCGAAGCGCCAAGCTGAGTTCTTGATTGAGCGTTGAATACCCGGCAACTGGCGATGTCTGCTCGACCGCTTCAGACGCAAGCCGCTGCGCCGCAGGACGCGGTGCGGCAACGCCCAGCGTTGCCAACCCCTCGGCGCGCTGAAACCGCGCGATGTCGGCGGCGACGGACGCCAAGTCAGTCAGTTCTTCGCGGGTAAAGTTGCCTGTCAACTGCTGCACTTTCGGCACGACCCGCGCGTCGGGCAGCGACCGGACCAGCGATGCAGACACCTTCTGCAACTGACCCGCGCGTTCGACGAGTGACTCCAGATCTGCAAACCCATCTTTGCCCATGACCTGCTTGATGCTGGCGCTGCTGTCGGCCAGTAGCTTGACGGCGGCCCCCACGTTTGGCTTGTCGCCCGTCAGCATGTTTGTGATGCGCTGCACAATCGACGCTTGAATAGCCTCGCGACCGTCAGGCGTCAGCCGACGCAGCGCGTCCGACATCTGCGACGAACTGGCAAGCAGCGACTGCACGATGTCTTGTGCGTTCTCTTGCCCGTAGACGCCGCGCAAAGACGCCACTTCGTCCAGCCCTTGAGTGATCCGTGCGGCTTCCGTTTGGATGGACTGCAACCGCTGACCAATTGGCAGCCCGCTCTGCTCCATCAACTGCAACTTCTCTGCGTTGTCATACAGGAACTTGGCGGCTTTGTTGGGGTCAAGGCGGCGGGTAGCCGGGTCGATCACCGCGTCGCGGAACATCGCTTCAATGCCTTGCCCGAACGCCGCGCGGGCTTGCGGGTCTTGCCCAAAAGTCGTGAAGAACTGCCGCGTGTCTTCTGGATTCTTGAAGTAAGCGGCGACAGCATTTTCCGGCAGGATGCGCGTCTCGCCAAAAGTCGTGTCTTTCAACAGCTGCCCGGTGACGTTGTCTTTGAACGCGGGTTTGAACCGCGTCCGATATGTTTCCAAAGCCGTGCCGTACAACTGTTTGGCCTCGTCTGACAGATTTGTAGCGTTGGAAATCACTTCGTCAATTTGACGGTGCAGCGCGTATAGATCGGGCGCCTGCGCCGGCGTCAGCCCCGCCATGCTGCGCTGCGCGCTGGCGATGTCAGAGTTGATCGCTTTGCGGAGGGCGTCAAGCTCTTCCAGCGTCATCGTAGGCGGCGTCTCACCGGTCACGACACGTTGCGGGCGCCCGCGTGAGCTGACGCGCGTCTCGACGACAGGTCGCGCCTCCAGCCGCGCCAACACGCGGGCAACGGACGGCATTGACTCCGGCGCGAACTCGGCCAGCGGTCGTCCGAGGGCAGCGCGCGCGGCGTCCGCGATCGGCGTAACGTCGATCGGCGTGTCGCCCGCAGCCTCAAACGCGGCTCTGTATGCTGGCTGCACTTCTTGCGCGCGCACTTGCCGTTGCAGTGCCTGCGCGCGCGACTGGATGATTTCGCCAGGTGCCTCGCCCGCAGCGGCGACTTGCTGCGGGGGCAGGCGGCCTCGAAGCGACTGCATCAAGCTGTTGAGGTTTTGTTCTTCAGCAGCAAGTTGCCGCTGTAGCGTGTTCCTGACTTCAGACAACCGCGTCAGATCCGCCGGCGCCAGTTGCGTGCCTTCTTGCACCAGTTCTTGCGACACCCGGTCAAGCTGCCCCTGCAAGAACCCCATGTTTTTGTTGATGGCATCAAACTGAATTTGCGCCGCTTTGGGCGCCCGCCGCAATCGGTTCTGCAACGCGGCCAACTCTAGACTGTCAACACCGCCCTCGACTGCACGCTCACCCACAGACGGCGTGTACCCAGGCGTTACTTTCATGTTCTGCGTGCGGATCAGCGCGTTCCGCAACGCCTCCCCGCCCGATTCCAGCAGGGCGTTTTCGGCGACTGTCTCGGGACGGGTGAACGTAAGATCTCTTATGGTCCTTAAGCCGCCCAGCGCAAGCCGCGCAACGGGCGCGAGCGTCGCCCCAACCACACCCCCCATCAGCGCGTCGGCTGGATTAAAAGGGACTGTTCCAGCAACGCCTGCTGCGCCGCCGCCCGCCAAGCGAAGCCCGATACCGCCCAAGCCTTTGGTGGGCACTTCAAACCCGCCTGTCTTGATCGCTTGACCAAGCGCCGGTGCGACGCGCCCTACCGCAGCGCCCACGCCCCGCACAATCGGCATCCCGGCGGTAATCTCTGCCCCTAACTGCCCGACCCCGTAAGCAGTAGACTCGGGATCGACGTTGAACCGCTCTTGCATGTAGCGGTCCAGTTGGCTTCGTTCAGGCAACCCTGGCATCCCGGTCGTTTTTGCCAGCCCCATCAACGCCCTGACTGCGCCTGCGGTTAAGTTGCGTTCGGTCTCTTCTGACATGCCCAGCGCGCGAAAGGGGCCGCCGCGCTCGCTGGGGATAGCGTCAGTAGGAGGCGTGGGTTGGTAAGCTTCCCACGGCGACGCAGGCTTTTGTTGGTACGCTTCCCACGGTCCGGCCATGTCAGTCTACCTTTTCCCAACTGTTGCGGTTGGCAGGATCGCCGCCTTTGAAGCGGTATCCTTGTTGCACGTCACCGACGCGAGGCGGCGCAGGCACAGTCTGGGCGGCAGCGGGCGTTGACGGCGCGGGAGGCTGATCCCCGACGGCGCCGCGTGACGCTGGTTGAGCGCCCTCCCGGTATGCGTAAGTATCCTCAAACGCTTGTCGTACACGCAGTTTTGACGATCGCAACGTAGATTGAACGTCCCGAAAACCGCGGATTAAGTCGCCTTTGCTTTGTGTGCGTTTGGTCACGCCAAACGCATCGCGCAGATACTGGTTTTCTTGATTGGAAACGTTACCCAGCGCGCCGCCAGTAGGGGACGCATCTCGCATAGATTGCAGTTCATTGAAACCGCCTTGAGCCATAATTGTGTTATACAAGGCTTCCGCACGGCGCCCCGCCTCCGTAATGCCAACGATCCGTCCGCCGATCAGGCCGGTGATTTCATTAACGCCTGGGTGATTGACAAATTCTTCAATTAGCTTGTCCAACTTATCGACTTTTGCTTCAAAAGCGACCAGCGCCTGCTGCGCGGCAGGCAGTTTTGCTTCGCGTTGTTGCCGCTCGCGGGGCGACAATCCTTCAATAAATTGAGGCGGCGTTTTTCCAATTGCTTCTTCGCGAGTAGCGTAAGTAACTTGGCCAGTTTTTGGGTCGACAACCGGCACTGGCGTTTGAATTGTAACGCCTTGCTTATAGTTATCAATTGCTGTTTGATACGCTTTGAATTCGGCCGTATCAGGCGTAAACTGTTTTTGTTCAGCAAGAAGTTTTGCCAGTTCAGTCGGCCCCACCGGGCGTGCCGGCAACGTGCCTCCCAACTCGGCTTGGCGAACGGCAGTTCCAGCCTGCGCTTCTTCGGTCCGTGCGCGCGTCAGAGCGGCCTGTTCGGCCGTCTGCGGGCGTGCCGGCAACGTGCCTCCCAACTCGGCTTGGCGAACGGCAATTCCAGCCTGCGCTTCTTCGGTCCGTGCGCGCGTCAGAGCGGCCTGTTCGGCCGTCTGCGGGCGTGCGCCGACTTCACGAGTTGCGACCGTCTCTGCTGGGCCGCCGCCGTACCTGTTCAAAGCCAATACTTCTCGGACGTTGCCGCCGTCAATCGACTCAAACACGCGCTCGTACAGCTTTTCGGCGTCCAACATGATGTTGCGTTTGACGTCGGGCGTGAACTCTTGCGGCAAGACATCGGCCAAGCCGGGCAGCAGTCTAGCGGTCTGCGCGCGCCACGAAGCAAACTGTTCCGGTGACTCAACTGCGCCCAAGCCAAACCGCATCAGCTTGATCTTTTCCGGAATTGTTTGCGCTTCCGCCAACTCGGCTTTCCGCCGCGCTTCTTGCCCTTGCAGCAGCGAACTATACATCTGCCGACCCGGCGCGCCGAACGCCAACGCCGCTGCCGGGTTATTTTGCAGATCCTGCGGCGTCAGTCGGAGCAGCGCGTTCTCTTGCTCCTGCGCGCGCATCAGTTGAGCCGCTTGCAGACGACGCAGTTCGTTCGCTTCGCGCTGGCCCTCAAGCTGCGAGATCAACGCCAGCGTGTTCGCGGTCTGCGGCGCTTGGAACTGGGGCATCTGAAACCCCATCGCGATTTGCGGCATGATGGCCATGGTTTAACCTCCCGGTCCCATGTTCGACCAAGCGTACCCGCCAGACGGGCCATAGCCGATCGTGTTTTGATAAGCGGCCGTTGGGATGTAGCCGCTTGACGGCATATTCTGCCGCGCCAAGTAGTCCGACAGCATCTGATTTTGCTGGTACTGATTGTAGAGGTTGAACCCTTGGCCAACGCTGCCCGCCAGCGCGTTCGCCGACCCGATCGTGCCGGCGGCTTGCGCCGCCCCCATCGCACCCAGCCCGGCCGCTTGCGCGCCGCCCAAGTTCGCCATCTGACCCGCAATGCCCGACGCCAGCCCTTGGCCCGACTGGACCTGCTGCATCAGCGGCAGGAGGCGCGCGCTGCGCTCGCCCGCGAACTGGCCGTACTCCATCGACCCCAACCCGGCCCGTGCAGCTCGGTCGGCTTGGAACCGCTGGAAGGCGTTCTGGTACTCCTGCGACGCCAGCCCCTGACCGTACCGCTGGAGCGCCTTGCCGGTGCCGCCTGACAGCAGACCGCCACGGGCGGCGGCGCTCCGCTCCAGCGCCTTCAGCCCCTCGGACAGCCGGAACCCGTAGCCGGGGTCGGCCTCGAAGTTGAACTGCTCGCCCGCCAGTTCAGCCGGCGACAGGCCGGCGCTGGCCCGGTACTGCTGCGGGTTGCGAAGCTCCTGCATCAGCATGTTCTGGGCTTCCAGACCGCCCTGCCGGAACGGCTCCTGCAACTCCAGCCCACGGTTGAACATCCGCTCCTGCGACGCAATCCCTTCGCGGGTCGCGGCGGCTTGCGTGCGGGCGGCGCTCCGGGCGGCGCTGGAGCCGAACAGACCCGAGAGGATCGATCCGCCGATAAGAGCTTCAATCATGACTCACTCCCAACGCCGCTTTGATTTCGTCGGGCGTTTTAGCTGCGTCGATGGCAGTTTGCATCAGGTCGTACTTTACGCGAATCTTGGCGCGCTCGGCTTCCGCAGCCTGTGCGGACTTGCCGGGAATCTGCTTGGCGATGACCTCGTCGTGCGGCGCAAACTCTTCCGCCCGCGCTGCCCTGCGGCGATCATGCGCGATCAGCTTCGCTTTGTCCAGATGCACCTTAATCGTTTTGCCATCCTTGACCCAAGCGTTGCGGAAGGTCCGGTCGGTCGGCACCGTGTCGACGATCTCATGCGCGACACCAGGCGGCACAACGCGCGCCGCCAGGTCTTCGATCGTGTGGTCTTGCAGGAACTCGTCGGTCGGAATGACGATCGCCACGCCGCCGTCGGGTTTCGGGTAGATGATTCGCATGGTGCTCACCTGAAGATTGCGACCGTGTAATAGCTTGTGTCAAACAATCCGCCGCCGCCACCGCCGGTCGGGTACAGATTGACCCTGACAGACCCAGTTGCAAACGGATTGCCGCCGGTGTACAGCGTAGCCAAGCAACGGCTCACCCCGTTTGATTCTGCCGGTGCGGACACGCTGACTGCGTAGTTGGCGTCCGGCATCGCGTTCGTAAAGTTGATGGTGTAGTCACCTGCACCGTTGTCTGTGATGCTGCTGACGTTCCCGCTTGCGCGGGCGGTTGGGGTGCCCGTACCGTCAAAGTTGATCCACGCCCGGCAGCCGTAGGCGGTCGCGACCGAGCCGTAACCGCTGTTCATCTGCCAGAGGCCGGTCGAGGTCAGCCGTGCTTGCTGCGCTGCGGCAGCGCCCGCTGCCATGACCTTGAACGACAGATCGAAGTCTTCAGACGCCGCCGTCACGTCGGTGGTGATGGCCTCGATAGTCGCGCCGATCTCGGTGTTGCCCGCTGCCGTCTCGGTCGCGAACTGCATCCCGACACCGATCCCGTTGGCGGGTGTGCCGCTCGACTGTGAGTCGATCCGCAGGATCTGCGTCACGGCGTTGGTCGTGGCGGTCGTCTTCTGCGCGTGCAGCCGGACCGCCGGCGCGTTTGTACCGACTCCGACGTCGCCGGTGCTTTTGATGCGGACGTTTTCAGCCGCCGCAGCACCGCCTGCCATCGTACTGAACACTAGATCGAAGTCTTCTGACGCAGCGGTGACGTCGGTAGTGATCGCTTCAATGACAGCGCCGATCTCTGTGTTGCCGGCGGCTGTTTCTGCGGCAAACTGCATGCCGACGCCGATGCCTGCCGCAGGCGTTCCAGATGACTGCGAGTCGACCCGCAGCACGTTGGTGACGGCGTTGGTCGTAGCGGACGTCTGCTGGACGTGCATCTTGACGCTTGGCGTGTTGGTGCCGACACCGACAAAGTCGGCCGAAGCGTCAACAAACAGCAGGTTGGGGTCGGTGTCGCCCTCGACGCGGAAGTCCTTGTCGGCCCCCGCCTCGTTGAACACCGCCGCGCCGTTGACCGTCATGTCGCCGGTCAGCGTGAAATTGCCGGTCTGCGTGATGTTGCCCGTCTGGGCAAAATCGCCGTACAGCGTCACGTCCACGTCGTTTGCGCCGCCGGTCTGGCCGATCGTCATCGCTGTGCTGTTGGACCGCAGCACAGGCACGCCTCCCGCAGCAATGCCTACTTGGCCTATCGCTGCCAAGTACATGCCGGTCGTCGTGTCCGCCGAAAACGTGTACGGCGGCGCGGCTGCCGAGCCGCTGGTCGCAAGGATCTGCGAGGTGTTGATCGCGTTTGAGACGTTGTCGACCGTCCAGATCGTAGCGTCCGCAGCCGTCTTCAGCACGAACTTGTACGACACGCTAGTCAACCAGACGTTAGCCTCGCCGCGCGAGTCCAGAATGATCGGGTTGGTGTTGGGCGTGCTGGCACTGGAGTCAGTGTAGGTCGCAAGCGGCGTGCTGGTGCCCGCTGCGTAGGTGTATAGCTTGCCTCCGACCAACGGGTTGCCGTCGTTGTCAAAAAACTGGAGCTTGGGAGATGACGACAGGTTCGCGCTCATACCGACACCTCAAAAACGGTGAGTATCGCAGAAGGGATGGCTGGGCAGAAAGCAGTTGTCGGTTCGGAAACGATTCGTAACGACGTGTCGTCCACGGCCCACATCAACTCGAAGTATGAATTGCCTTGCAAGTCCAGCATGAAACTCCACGACGCGACCAACTCGGAATTGTTGCCTTTAATGCGGACGCGGCTTGCAGAGTCTGGTACGTCAACCCCGTTGATGCGGGGCCAGATGAAGACCAAGCCATCGCTGCCAGACGTCTTGTCAAGCTGCAACGAGAACTGAAAGTTGTAGGTCGACGTGTCGGGGACGTAAATCCGCGACGTAGGCGTGCCGATGCCGATGTTGTAGGACGTGAACGTGTTGTTGAACGTCACAGCATACGGCGTGTCGATAAGCGCCGCCGTTTGCGTGGTGGTGTCGTAGAACGACCCGTGGCGCGTCTTGCGGCCCAAGAATCGATACCACTGGCGCGAGACAAAGTTCTGATCCTCGATCAGAAACGGCACCCGTTGTGACGGGATGCGGTACGGTTGCGGGTTAGGCATTGGTGCCGCTCACGCGCAACTGTGCGCCCATGATTGCGATCTTGACCGGGTCCGTGCCGCTCAACTCGTAGACGCGATCGCGCAGCCGCTCCGTCATGCCCAGACGCCGCCAGATGACGCGCTGCCCCGTCTCGCCAATCTTGCCCATCGAGCGCCAGTGTTCGTTCGACCAGGTGTGCCCGCCGTCGTCCGACCACCGCAGCATCATCTGCGGGTCGCTGCCTTGGCCTGTGTTCAGCCCCACGCCCGCCTCGCAGTCGATCTGAAGCGCGTGCTGCGCCGTCCGGTTCAGGTTGTTTTCGCCGGTCGGCAGCGCCCGCCACGACCGCAGCCACCGCTGGACGTCGCTGTCGTCCGCGTAGGTGTCTAGGCTGAACTGGTAGATCTTGCCGTTCAGGTAGTCGCCGACCACGATCGTGCCGTTGTAGGCGACCATGCAGTTGGCGCGGTGCCGGGTGAACTGGCTCGCCACCCAGCCCGCCCGCTCATGCCAGCGCCCGGTCGCCAAGTCATAAACCCACGTCTTGCCTGCGGCCGGGAAGGTCAGGACGTAGAACTGATGCCCGTCCTGCTGATAGACCATCGCAATCGCGTCGTCGATCTGATCGTAAGACTGAATCGCATACTCCATCGCGTGCGTGCTGATGCGCTGGCCGATGTAGCCGTTCGAGACGTAAACGATCCCTTGGCCCTCGGCGTTGCGGCCAAGCCAGAACACTCGATTGGCGAGCTTGGCGACCGAGTACTGGGCGACGCAGCCTAGTTCGTTGAAAGCGCCGGTGATGCGCTCAAGCGGGAAGTCGACCCCGCCCGCGTCGAACCAGACCTCGGTCGTGAACGTGCCGAAGACCCAGATCTCACGGTTGCTGACCACAACGGCCAGGATGTTGTCCGGCGCGCCCTCGGCGCTTGCGAAGTCAAGCGGGTCGACCGACGTGCCGTCCAGCAACTCGGTCACCCACAGCTTCTGGCTGTCAGGCTCGCTGAAGACGAAGTAACCGTCGATGTAGCCGACCGAGGACGCGCCGGGGAAGTCCGGATCGGTGATCTGCGCGAACGCCGTCGTGCTGGCGTTGTAGATGTAGCTGGTGCCGGCGGCGTCGCCGCACGCGAGGAACAACTGCGTGCCGTTGTCGGCCATCGTGACCTGACCCGTCCCGACATTGCTGCCGATTGTGCCACGCAGCGTGGCGTTGAACGAACTGTCGACCTCCCACAGCTTTGTCTGCGGGTAGGGCAGCGTTGCGGGCGCCTCGGCAGTGACAACGTAGAGCTTGCCGCCAAAGACGTGCAGCCCCCGCACCGGGCCGTCGTCTAGCGTGGCGACTGGCGAGCCGCCCACCTTGATCGTCAACGGCTTCAGCCCCGGCGCGCGTTGCAGGAACGCAGGCTCCTTGCCTCCTTCCGAGACGATTTCTGGGAAGAGGTTGACGCACCGGTCGTTCGCAGCGTTGATGCTGCGCGCGACGTAGGAGGCGCCGAGGATGGGCGAGTCCATCAGTACCCGCCCGAGAAGATGTTGAACCGCTGCCGGCGACGGTTCACCAGACTGTACGGCATCGCCATAATGTCGTCAGGATTGTTGATCCGCTTCAGGTTGCGCTTGGACGTCATCGCGATCCGCTGGACCTGCGGCGTCGGCTCGACGCCAAACTCGGGCGCAAGTTCCATCGCCAGACAGTACCTGAACGCCCGCAGGTAGCCTGGCGGGAAGTTCAGCGTGGTGTTGAGCGTGGCAGCCTGCGTGAGCGCCTGCACCGATACCAGATGGAACTCCAGATCCTTGGTCGGGCGCGGGTACAAGTACATCTCGATGTCGGGGAAAGTCATGTTGACCCACATGACCTGCGGATAGGTGCTGCCCGCCGTCTTGAGCGCGATCCCGTTGTACTGATCCTGATTGATGAACAGCACGTCATACGACAGGTTGTTCTGCGGATCTTTGAAGTAGGTGCTGTCGTCCAGCAGGATCGGCCGCGTGCCGACAAAGTCGCCGGTCGGCCCGTAGGTGCGCTTGATGGTCTGCGCCGGCCAAGTGAAGACGTCATCGCGCGTCGAGAACACCGACAGCCGCTCGGTGCTCCAACTGTCCAGCATCTGGTTCATCGCGACAAGCGCGTCTGCCGACGTCTCGGGCGACGGCGTCTCGCCCTCGGCCAACTGGCCCAGCAGGCGCAGCGCACCGTTGATCAGATCACCGGCTGACGTCGACATGGGTTGACTCCCGGCGGCGGCGCGGCCGCAATTCGTTCACCGGCTCCGGTGCCGGCTCTTCGCCCGGAGTATACCTCTCCCAGCCGTGCTTTTCATCCTGCTCGGCTTCTAATTCAAGGGTGGCAATTTTTTCCCCGTGAACCGGGTGCTTCATGTAGATGAGGGGCATAAGTAGAACGGGGGCCGAAGCCCCCGCCCGTTTAGTTGCCAGCCATTACAACCCAGTTCGTGCCGTCTTCGCAAACCAAGATCGCCCAAGCACCTGCGGACGCCGCCAGAATGGCGGTGCCGGCAGTACCCGAGGTACGAGGCTTGACGTTGGACGACGCCGAGATCAGGGTGTAAGTAGCCGACAGATTTTTGACAAAGACCGTCCGACCGATGTAATCGGCGCCGCTCGGCAACGTCACCGTGACGTTGGCCGCAGCGCCGTTGGCGATGACAAAGTTCTCCTCTTCGCCCAGCGTAAAGCTGGCGGTCTTGGTGACCGGAGCATTGAGATAGAACGCCGACAAAGCCGGGTCAGAATAGGCCACGCCAACAGGTTTGTTGTTCGCTGCCATGTGCTTGCTCCTTTACGCGATCTTGTAGACCGTGTACGCACCCTCGGCCGTTTTGCGAAACCGGAACGCGGCGCTGGAGGTGATTGCCACCGCCACAAACGCATTCCCGCCGTCGGTCAAACCCGTTGCCGTTGCAAGCGTGACAGTACCGGCCGACGTCCCGGTGTTCACGATGAACAGATCAAACGTGCTGCCAACCGTTGCATTCGGCAGCGCCGCGTCGATCAGCGCAGCGGTCGGCAGCGTGTAGGTCGCAGCCGAGGTCGAGGGGTTCGCTACCAGCATACCGCCCAAGATTTGAGCAGCAGACAAGGTCGCGGTTGCAGTAGCGGTTAGCGGCGCGTCCGCATAACCCATCGTGGTTTCAGCGCGGTTCCCCGCGCCAAGCTGATAGCCACCAGCACCATTAGGAATAGCCATGATTATATCCTTTCAAAAAATGATTGAAAGGGGCCAAAGCCCCTTCCTTTAGCCCCACATCCGGACAGCCATCTGCGGCCGAATGACCGAGTAGCCGTACAGCACGTCGATCCGGCACGGCAGGCGGTCGTTGTTGATGTCGTACTGACGCACGACACGCAGACTGATGCCGTTGTGGACCTGCCGGCTCGCCATGTCGACACCCTGCGGCATCACCAGATCAGCCGTCGCGAACGTGATGGCGTCGCGGTGGTAGATGAGGTTCTGCGGGTACTGGGTGCTGGCGCTGCCGAGGAACGTGACAGTGGCGGTCGCTTGCGGGAACGAGTCTACGGTAGCCAGAGCGTTTGCGGACGTGTAGATCGCCGGGCTAACGCTGACCGTGTACGCGCCTGCAACAGCAGTGGCGTCGGCGGTCGCAACGAACTGCTGGAGCGACCCAGTCGACTCACGGGTCTGCGGGTTGACCGCATACACGTTAGCGATGGTGAAGACGTCGCCCTTCTTGATCGTTTGCGTACCAGTGCCAGTGATGGCAATGGTGGTCGCGCCTTGGGTCGACACGGTCGTGGTGACAGTGTGCGCGCCCGTGCGGGTGCCGGTCGTGTGCTGCTTGATCGACTGGCTCATGTTCATCTCTTCGTACCCGAGGATACCTTCAGCCATCAGTCCAGACTTGAACTGTTTGCTGATGGTCGACACCGGGTTGAAGAGACCCTTCATGCCTTCGACCAGCGCGGCGTTGGCAGCCGGGTTGACCGTGGCATAGCGGGGCGACATGACCGCAGCCGCTTCGTTCAGCTTCTGCTGGGCTTGGAGCAGCACCAGACTGGTTCCAGGAGTCGTGCCAGGCGTACCAACCGACTGGTAGATGTTCTGGAACGAATTGGCAACGTCGGCGTCGATGCTCGCCGCCAACTGACTCACGCGAGGCTTCAGCACGCGCTCGGCGAAGTCGTCGAGCTGCATGGTGAGTTCTGCGGTCGTGAAGTTGACGCCGATGTGCTTCTGGGTGGCGACGGTCAGCGTGGTGTACTGCTCGTTGTCGTCCTGCACTTGCAGCGCCGCGCCGTCGGTGACCAGCGCGCGATCCGGCAGACGGATACGCAGCGTGGAGCCGATCTTCGCACCTTCCTGCGCGAAACTGTCATCGTACTGGCGGTTCACAGTACGGGTAATCACAAGGTTGTTCTCAAGAATTTCGAGAATCTTCCTCGTGATCATGTCAATCGTAAGAAGTGAGTTAGCCACTTTAGATTCCTTTCAATTAGGCGTTAAGCCGTGCTTTGATTGCCCGAATCTGTCGCTGCCGTTCAGCTTCGATCCATTCCGACGTTGACAGAGCACTGACCGATCTCGGGTCGGTGGTGTCGTACTTCGGCGAATTGGATCGGGCCGAGGTGACTGGCGCGATGGGTTCGGGCGCCTTGGTTGCTTGTTTGACGGCGGGAGGGTTGGCGACCAGTTTGGCCTCAATCCTTCCGATCTCTTTAGCTTGCAGGAACGGCGGCAGATTGGCGATCCGAGCGGCTTCTTTCGGATTGGACCCAAGGTGATACGCAATGTCGGGGCCAATGTCAGATGCCTGGATCGTTTGCGCCATGACCGTCGTGACGCGCAGGTTCGGGTTGTAGACGACTTGCTCAAAGTCTTCGTACTTGTCCCGAGCCGACTCTTCACGCTCGGCGTAGCTTTCCAGCAGTTCCGTCTGTTGCCGCTCAAGTTCCCGCTGTTCAACCAGTTCTTGAGCCTTTTTCTCTGCCAACGCTTGCGCGTAGGCGTCAACTGACTCGAACTGATCTGCGGGCGGAACCTCTTTTGGCTCGGGCGGCGCTGCGGGTTGGCGTTGCTGGCGCTCCCACTTCCGCTGCTCTTTCGCAAGCCTCTTGCGAACAATGTCGTCCAACTCTTCTTGAGTGAACGTCTTGGCCGGCGTATCGGGTGCGGCAGCCTGTTCAGGCTGCTGCGGCGGTTGGTCTGAAGCCGTTTCAGGGACCGCTGGCGCGGATTCAAGCTCCGCTAGCTGATTTTCTTGCATGACCTACTCTTTCGAGTGCCCAGTGGGCCGCACTGGTACGGGTATAGTACATCAAACTGCAAGTGCTGCAACCTTGTCTTGGAACGCTTTGATGCGCGCGTCCAACGCAATACGGTCTGATTTCACTTTTGCCTCACGCGCAACCAAGTCGGCTTCCTGCGCGTCAAGGTTAGTCTGCAAAGCGGTCAACTGCGCCTCGCGCTTGGTAAGCTCGGCTGTTTTGACGTTGTAGTTGTTGTCAAAATCTTTCTCGCGCTTGGCAAGCGTCTTCAGCGTATCGTCCAACTTCTTTTGCGCCGCAGCAAGCTCACCCATTTTTCCGTCGTACTCGGCCTTGGCCGTGTTGACCAAATTAGCCGCTTGCGCGCGGGCGTCGGCAAGGACGGCTTGCGCTTCTGTCCGAAGACGGTTGGCGTCGTCGACCGCAGTCATTGCACCTTGCCGTTTTGCCAGTTCATCGCGCAGCTTTGCCATCGCTGCCAGGTCTTTTGGCAACTGGTTGGTAAAGTAGTCGACGTAGTCGATGGGTGCGTTGTCGTTGAAGACGTTCATGGCTGCCTCATGCGTAGTAGCTGATGTTCAGCTTGGCGGTGCCGACTTGCTCAATAAACTGGATCTTTGTCAGATCGCCATCGTACTGCAAGGTAACGCCGTTTGCCAGAGGCATACCGACGCTTGCAGTCGGTGCGGTGCCGTCGTCACGCCACCGCACCGCAGCTCCTTCGGGGATGATGATGGCAATCGACGGTTTGCAAGACAGTCCGTTGACGTCAACAGACGGCACCGTTAGCCCGGCCGCTGCCGACAGACTGGTGATCTGCTCGTAGCCAAGTCGAGTGGTGATTGCTTTCAAATTCATAGCCATGTTCAAAATCTCCAGCGTTCAGTGAACGTGCGAAGTTTGATGTAGTAGTTGTCGTAGGTCGGCAGCGGGGGAACCGGGCCTGGCCCAAATTCCGGCAACGAACAGAACGGCAACTCCGAAAAAGACGCAAACCCAAACATACTACACCTCCTCGCTTTCCGGGGGAGGCGCTATCTCCAAAACCCAAACCTGACGCCACACACCGTCAGCATCCTGCTGCGGATCTTGCTCGACCGCAATCATGCCGGATTGCCTCGGCATCTCTGTCGGCAACACCAGCGGAATTCCCTCGGCTTGCAGAAGTTCGACGTTGACGTTTGCGGGGATGCTGCCATCGGGATTGAGGAGGAACTGTCTTGGCATTTTGTCCTCGTCAGAAGA